GGCACGTGCACGGAAGCGACGGAGGATGCGACAGCAAGGCTTTGAGGTGTAGTCATGGAAATCATCTCCCCAAAACCAGCGAGAAAGCCAGATGGGACGCTGGACATTTGGCCAACTTTAGGCCCACAAGTCATTGACTTTATTGAAAGCCATTTCGTATTCGGGCCAGGCCCGTTACAAGGCCAACCATACAAAGTACGAGAAGACTTCCGATACATCCTCATGCGTGCCTACGAATACTTTCCAGAAGGACACAAGTCCAGATACGAAGATGAATGCATTGATATGTCAGGACGTAGGCATTTTTATTCAGTAAACGTCGCCGTCCCGAAGGGTTGCGCAAAAACTGAGTTGGGGGCGATCATCGCTCTTTGTGAGCTGCACCCCGAGGCACCGGTCCGTTTTAACGGCTATGACCCCTCTATGCCAGGCGGATTAGCCCCCGGCGTTCCAGTACAATCCCCCTATATCCCATTCTTCGCACCAACCAAAGAGCTGCTTTTCGATCTTGGCTATGGCGTGGCCATGGAGATAGCTAAAGAAATACCAGACGCAGACTGGTTTGACGTGACCCAAGAGCGAATCATGGTACAAGGTGAAGTGAACTCGAAAGCGCTTCCGCTAGCCGCAACTTCAAGAAGCGCCGAAGGTCTCAAACCTACCTTTGTGGTGTTTGACGAGACCCATATGTTTACCTCTGAGCAGAACCGTAAGGCGTACTCAACGGTGGTGCACGGCCTCCCGAAGCTAGGCATGTTCGGCACTTGGAAGCTGTCAATCACCACTGCGGGTCATCCTTCTGAAGACTCAATTGCGAAAAGCGAGTTTGAGGAAGGTGTCAAAAACGCAAACAAAAAACATCTCAAGATTGACGACTGCACCACCTTCTTCTATCATCGGCAAACCTCAGATGAGCTAGCGAAGTTTGCTACTATCGCGCAGCGGTTAAAGGCCTTGCGCGAGGCCGCAGGCCCTGCCACGTGGCGAGACCTCCTGGCCACAGCGAAACTCTGGGATGAGGAAGGTGCGGATCGCTCACGCCTTGAACGGGTTTGGTGTAACCGCTGGGTTGCAAGCTCAATGTATGCGTTCGACCGGAAGAAATTTGCTGATCTTGGGGACCCAGATTTGCGGATTCCGCACGGCTCACTTATCACCATTGGTTTTGATGGTGCTAAAACCCAAGACTCAACGGCAATTGTTATCACCGATATCAACACGGGTGTTCAGCAGCTTGCTGGTCTTTGGGAGCGTCCACCCAAGGACGATCCAGCTTCTAAGAATTGGGAAGTTCCGGTATCTGAGGTTGAAGCGACCATTGAGGCGCTATTTGAGGACTTTGAGGTTTATTGGATGTTTGCTGATCCGCCTTATTGGCAAGAGCAATTATCTGCCTGGGCTGGACGTTGGGAAAAGAAAGTTATCTTTTGGTATACTAATAAAACAAATCCTATGTATTACGCACTTCGTTCATACAAGGAAGCTATAGACTCAGGTGACGTAGCTCATACCGGCAACCCTGATCTTGAACGACACATCGGCAATGCAGGGAAAAACCTTCTCAACCAATACGATGACGAAAACAACCAGAAATGGCGGCTAACCAAAATTAAGCGAGAACTCAAATACGACGCAGCAATGGCAGCTGTGCTCTCGTGGGAAGCTCGGTTACAAGCGTTAGCGAAGGGAGCAGCAGAGATCGAAACCGATTTCCTACAAGTACCAATCCGATTAGGCGGTTAATACGTGAAATATCGAATTACATATGGCGAATCAATCAAGAAGACAGACGATCGAAATACCCCAGATTTCTTCGCTAGCTCATTACTTAGTGAAATAGCAAGCCGAACGACATACATTGAGCGAAACCAAGACTATCTCACTGGGGCTAATCTCCTCGATCATTTTTCTACCCCGGAAACGAACCAGGTAGAAGGCTTACCAATCTTGAAGGCGATGGCTCAAACGAACTGGGCTAAGCTTATTGTTTCGGCTACCACTGACCGTTTAGGTATTTTAGGTTTTCGTTCAGCAGCAGCTTCAGACGAGAACGGCGACGAGGTAATCGCACAGCTGTTTGACCGGGATGAGATGGGTATCCAAGCCCAAGAAGCCATGGCGCTTGCATGCGGTTATCGGCAAAGCTACCTTTACGTAGACCCACGCACGAAACGGCAGAAGGTATTTCCGCCAACCAACGCAGCGGTGATGCGTGACCCCTACGGGGAACCGATTGCAGCGGTGGTGATGTATCGTGACCGTGCACTCCAGCGAGACGTACTGAATCTTTTTATCCGTGGCGAGATTGATCCAGCTACAGGTGAAGCAGCTGGTGGTGTATATATGGCAGTGGCTGTGAAAGAGATCACCTCTGTCACCCCCACTTTATCTATTGAAGAAGCCCGTGCTCGCGCAGCCAAGAAAGATCACGAATGCATCACGGCTTATGATACCGAGATTCCATATAATCGGTTAGTTTCCCAAGGCTGGACTTGGTGGAAAGAATACGATCCGATAGAAGTCTCTCGAATCCCAGTGACCGTACTCAAAAACAAAGATGCGAGAGCTGAGTTCGAGGAACACACCTCACTTATTGACCGCATTAACCATATGGTGGCGCACCGGCTACTTATTGCTACCATGCAAGCCTTCCGTCAACGAGTCTTCATTGGCAACTTTAAAGAGTTTGACCGAGAAGGCCGACCTATTGATTACGATAACGTTTTCAAAAACGGTATCGGTATTAACTGGATGCTTCCGAAGGAAAGCAATTTCCAGGAGTCAGCGCAAACAAGTTTCCAAGAGTTCTTACAAGCAGCCAAGCAGGACGTTCAAGACCTAGCGTCGTTGACGTACACCCCAATGTCTTACTTCTCGGACAGCCTGAATCAGTCCTCTGCGGGGGCCGACGCAGCGCGGGAAAACTCCACCGCCAAGGTGGAAGATCGCCGAAAGCGGTTTGCCCCAGCCTGGAAACGACATGTGTCACTACTACTAGAGCTGAACGGGAAAAAAGAACGCGCCGATATCAATAAGCTTGAGCCTATTTGGGGTCCGCTGCAAACCTATACGCTCACAGAGAAGACAGCCGCTTTCGCTACCTTGGTGACAAACGGGATTGCAATCTCTACAGCCCTTCGAGAAGGTCTGCACTTTACCCCAGAGCAAATTACTCGCGCACAAGTGGAAATTCGTGATGAAGCCCTGTGGAACCAGGTTATTGGTCAGTCGAATCAAGGCACGCCTCTTACCCGTGCTAAGCAGGCTAACTCCATGACTCAGCAAGATGACAATGCTTTGAAGCAACAGAACCAGTCCGCAGACGTTATTGCTCAGAAGCGAGGTGAAGCAGATGACAGCGCCAATTGATAGTTTCTATAATCCGCACTATCTGCCTCCGCAGCCTAGCATTGCTGATATGCCTTTGGTTGCCCCAGGTGAGCAGTTGACCCCTGAGCAGCAGGAAGAACTCTCTATCGCTCAGGTAGCAGCCATTACGACAGCGGTAGCGGCTGCTAAGCAGCGGATTATTGATGCAGCCACCAATCAGATTGTGGCTATTTTACGGACTTCAAATCTAGCCACTAAAGCGGGGATTAAGACATTTGCGAAATCCGCAGCGGCTATTGTGACTTCTGCGATTCGACAATCTCAAATGGTCACCTGGTCAGCCACCACAGCCCGGACCAGGGCAATGGGACTGACCTTCTCGGCTGCTTTACCAAGCCTTGAAGTTATCCCAAAGTCCCGCAAGACCGATTTAGAGACGGCCTATGCACGAATCGCAGACGAGTACTGGAAAAATGTTCGCCGAAAGAAAGATGATCCAGTTATCAAACGGCTTTTGGTTTCGTACGAAAAAGCAGACGTTTTACCCACCAAGCCGTTACATTATATTACTCCTGATGCGAAGCAACCAAAGGGAGAAGTAAGGAAGGAAAATTGGGAGGAATTAATTGAGCAGGCAGAAAAAAGGCTTAAAAACTCCGGTCAAGAAGGCAAAACTGAAGGCGGAAGCTACGCACAACCAACGCGCAGCAGCCAGGATCAGGGAGTTGAGAAAGCAGGCAAGCAATCAGTCCCGACCGATCTATCGAAACGTCAGGATCAAGATTCCAAGCTTGGATCAAAAGATGTTTCCAAACCTTCCGAAGATCAAATTACCCAAAACAAGCCTAAAGATTCGTCTTCCGAAAGTGTCCCCTTCCTCAGCCCCCGAGATGAACAACAAATCATTCGTACTTGGGCTGAACAAAAAGCAGAAGAGCGACTAGAACGGATGGTGAGTCAGGATGTACAGGCCGCTAGCCGTAATACGCATCATGAAGCAATGAAGCGTATGCCGAAGAATAAGGTCAAAGGCTATCGGCGAGTAATTCATCCTGAGCTTTCCAAGAGCGGGGAATCTTGTGGTCTTTGTGTGGTGGCGTCAACCATGATGTACACAAAAGAAGACTTGCTACCAATCCATGCGAACTGTCACTGTGAAGTGGCAGAAATCGTTGAAGTTGATGGCAAAATTATTGATCCTGGTCAAGCAATTAATGATGAAGATCTAGAAGTTTTTTACAACGAGGTCGGCGGTTCAACTAGCGGAAAACTATTGAAACGCGGACGTTTTAAAGTGGTTGACCACCCTGAATATGGTCCGACCTTGGTTAGTGCCAATGCTAAGCCAGGGGAAGAAGAATATGTCGAATACATTGGTGCGAAAGGATAGAAAATATGGCACTGTCTCAAGATCAAGCAGAAAAGTTCCTAGGTCTCATGACCGAAATGTTGGGGGCAATGAATAGCGCTCCCAAGGAAGAGTCCCAAGATACCAAGCAGCCAACTGACCAGGCGAAGGAACAGGCTGTAGAGACGCAAGCTTCCTCTCAGCAAGAGGTGCAACAAGAGCAAAAAACTGAACAGAAGCCTGAGGAAAAGCAAAAAGAAGTTAAGAATCAGACTGATGATTCCGCAGAAAAACTTGTGAATGAAGCCCAGACTTTGTTGGTCAAGGCTCAGTTTGTGAATGCGGCTGCTGCAAGTGGTTTGGATAACTCCACGGTAGAGACTTTACATGACTTTATTAGTTATGATAAACTTATCAATGATAAAGGTGAACCTGACAAGGAACAAATTAATAAACTAGTTTCACAGCTTAAGGGGGTTGCAACCTCGCAGCCCCCCAAAAGCAACAACAAACAACAGCTAGGCTCCGACAACGGGCTTGGCAAATACATACAGTAAGGAGAGAAAGCTATTGGCAACCGTTAATAGCAATCTTGGGATCGTCAAAGGCAAGGTCATTAAAGACATTGACGATCGCCGCTGGATGGCGGACCCGTGGGAGCTGAACAAGGGTGTCAATGGCGTCCTTGAAATCACCGCAGAAGTAAAAGCGGAAGGCGACCACCGAGTATCCCGCTATCTCAAATCTGGCGTACCTGTATACAAAGACGGCGACGTCTACAAAATGTTTGACGCTGCTGCAAAAGCAGCAGGCAAGAAAGTAGACGGCTTCACCCTCGGCGTCAACGAGATCCAGGATCGTCAATTTAATTTTTACGAACATGTCCAGACCGGGGTTGCCGTTCGAGGCACGATCTATAAGGTTTGGCTTCCCGCCTTTAAACCGGAAAAAGATGATATTCCTTCCCGGTTTGTTTACATCGAACCGAACGGAGCGTAATCAATGCCAGTACTAGACGGTGTAGTCAACCGGGATTATTGGGACCCGGAAGTCCTCACTACCATTGCCCGACGTGAGCAAGCCCTCTTTGATCTGCAAAACCCGGACTCCTTTGCTGAGCTCTTCCCCAGTGAAGAAGTCTCTGACATTCGTGCAGCAATCGAGTATGGCCCGGAAATTGACGACATTGTAGTCGCAAACTTCCGTACGTTCTCCGGTACCGCAACCTCTGAGCGTTTCGGTGAAACCCAGAAGGCATACTTCCAGCTTGCCCTGATCTCTCGTAACTACGTCTTTGATGAAAAGACGCTGTACGAGATCCGTAATAGCAAGAAGGATATTGCTTCCCCAGCAATTGAATCTTATGTGAAGCGTGCAGCCAAAGCCATTGCAATGTCAGCTGCTGTCCAGCGTGCAAACATTTTGTACAATGACAAAGTTGAGTTGCAAATGCCGAACGCCCCGACCCAGGTTATTAACTGTGGCCGGAAGCCTGAATTTAAGATTACCGCTCCGAAGCTCTTCACTGATCCGACCGCTAACCCGTTGGATCAGATCTACGACTGGAAAGAACTCTACCGCGAGGAGAACGGCTTCTATCCAGAGGTCATGCATGCGCCGGAGAAGGTTATGCGCGCTATCGCTAACCATCCTACGGTAGCTAAGCAGGCCAACTTGCTTGCGCAAGGCATTTACATTGGTACCAATGATCCTGCCTATGCACGTACGAACCGGACTCGGCTTGAGCGGCTCATGTCGGAAATCTTTGAGATCCCGGGTGTTCAGACAGCAACCACTGCTCGGTTTAAGGTGGACAATCTTCATACCGGTCAGGTGGAGACTAAGCAGCTTTGCCCGCAAGATACCATCTTGCTTACCACTAAGAGCGCTGATCCTGCTAAGCCTGAAACTTCTACTTTAGGTCGCACCTATTGGGGTGAGACTCTCAGCGCAGAAGCGTTAGGTGTTGGCGGTAACGGCGGCATCGGGGCTCCTGGTCTTGTGGCTGGTGTTATTAACAAGAACACCTTCCCGGTTGGTCTAGAAGTCATGGCTGACGCGATCATGCTTCCGGTCTGCTTCAAGCCTAACTATATTTTCACTGCGAAGGTGATTTAATTGACTGACCAGTCCATAGACGGTAAGCTGCACAAGCTTAATAAAGAGGTTCCCATGCCAAGCTTCCGGTTTGTGCTCCCAACCCTTATTCGTGATGAAGTAAACCAAGGCCTTCGGTTCTTCGATGTTTGGGAGTTGGTTCCTGAATGGGCTGAGGATAAAATCGGACAGCATATTTACTATGCTTTCTCTGATGATGTTCCGGTGTTCCCTATTTCAGAACCTGGGGTGCCGGATAAGTTTACACCAGAGGAAGTAGCTAAAGCCTGGTCAGCGATTATGTATGTTGGGGTTCTTGGTAATCGTCATGAACTCGCTCAAAAACGGCGAGAATGGCAGCTGGAACTCAACAAGCGAGAAGACGTTCCTGACCGCTATAAGAAGACCGAAGCGGAGATTATGGAACAGTATAACAAGGATTTGTGGTATGTTCCCCCGTCCATATTCGATCAACGGCCAGCGGCTGAGCCTCGTGTAGATAATCGGGCTCAGGAAGTGCCTCCTGCGCTAGTAGATCCTGAGGCAAATCCTGCCCCTCCTGTTCATATTCCTTCAAATGATGAACTCAAGGAAGCCATGCGACTTGAGGAAGAAGCTAAGAAGGAAAAGCAGAAAGAGGAGAAACAAGAGTCTTCAGAGGAATCTTCTAGTCCTGTGGTTGTGGAGGAAAAAGAGGAATCTAATCCGCAGCCCGAGGTTGAAACTCATTCTGAAGATGAAACCCCAGAGATGAAGGAAGATGATTCTCCCTCTGAAAACAAAGAATCTTCTCCCGAGGAGTCGGCAGTAAGTGCTGAAGAAACTCCAACCTCTCCTGAGAGCGAAGAGCCTCAAGAAGATTCGCAGCCTGAATCCTCAAATGAGGAAGATACGCCTACTCCCCCTCGTCCTAAAGCAGCCTTAGCCACCTGGCGAAAGTATGCCGAAAAGATCGGTGTGGAAGTCGACAAATCCCTATCCCGTGATGAGATTGTCGAATATATCAAATCTGTTCGCCCAGAGCTATTTAAGGAAAGTGAGTAATTGACCTTTAGCTTCGTCACCGTTGATGACGTAGAACCCTTCCTCAAAGGGGTCTCTTCTGAACAACGGAAAAAGCTTATCACAGCCTACGCGGAAAACATTTCCGCTCGGCTGTGTGGTTGGTATCCCACTTTAAAAGCCCGGTGGGATGCTGACGGAGCTGATTCCCCGTTACGGGTTTTCGTGACGGCCATGGTTACAGAAGCGGTACGAAGGCGGGTTAATAACCCGGATGGTTTCTCTGCTGAAACCATTGGACCTTTTGCTTATAGCAAATTTGATTCTGAGGACTCTTTTAAGAATCTGTTTCTAGCTCGGGATCTTACCGCACTTGAAGCGATGTTGGCCCCTGACACTAATATGGTTCGTTCGGCAAAAACTGATACCTCAGGGTTAATGTTTACCACGAACCTTATGGATAAATGGCCAAGGTATCAAAGGCGGTGGTACGGATTTTAGAGGCGCTCACTCGCACAGCGGATTATACCGGTGACGTTGAAATTTGGCGAAAGCGGAAAAACCAATTCTCTGTGAATACTCCGCCAAAGGATGATCTAGAAGAGTCCATGCCTGCGGCTCTTGTTGGTCTGGTAAAAAGCCATGTTATTCATCAAGCTATTGTTTCTCCTCGACTTACTCAAGTAAAAGATGCCAGTCCGTTTTATAACAAAACGACATATACAGGTAAATCTCTTTACTGTGATATCGACGAAGACATTGTTACCGATGACTATGTGGTTTTTACAGATGACGTTGGGAAAAAGCAGGTTTACATAGTCGAAGGCCAAGGTGACATGGATTGGGTTTCCCCCTGGTCAGGCATTACAGCGGGTAAAGAAGTCATGATTGCGCGGTTAAATGGAAAGCGGGTGGATCGAACCATTGGCTAGGATACCTGCTTTCGATAAGACCAAGAAGGCGAATGCGTTTAACCAAAATCGTCTTCGCAAACAAGCCTCTGGACAGCGGAAAGGTGTTTTATACTTCTCTGATTACTGGGGGATGCGCAAGGTGCTTTTACGAAGCAAGCCGCTTAACCGCGCTCTTCGTGCCAAGGCGGAGATTGTTTCCCAGGCACTGAAATACAACATCGGTACCAGTGATGACCACCCTGGACGGTATCACCTCAAAGACACAATCCGAGTACGCCGTCGGGTGCCGAGCGGTGCAAAACATGACCGTCAAACCTACGAGATTTACTCAACGGTTCCTGAGCGGTTTATTCCAGCGGTGACCCAGTTGGAGAAACGCCGGTTAGCAATCACCAAAGCGATTCAGTCGGCAGGTACCCGTGGATAATTACATACTTCCAGATCTCGAAGCTATGATGTATGAGCTACTTCATGATCTAGTTGAAGAAGGTCAGATCGGTGGTTCACGCGCTCAAGTGTTAGACCGATATGAAGAGATGACCCAGAGCAGGAAAACGTACCGAATGAAAGATTTCGATTACATTCTTATTCGGCGCCGGCTCGGTTATCTCTCGGATTCGTACACCGACATCATGGGTTTACAGTTAAAGTTTTTCGCCAAGGATTTCAGGCGCGCACAAATGCTCTGTGATGAAGCAACCAGGCGGATTCTTGCCTCCCCTGGCACGGAGTTAGCGGGTTTTTTGGTGGATTTTGCAGTGGTTCTCACTGGTCCTGACCGGGAAGATCCTCTGTTAGATGATGAAATCGAATTAGATAAAAGTTTTGAAATTCACGCTCGCGTGAAATGGATATAAGATTGGAGTTGTAGTTGACTAAGTTTACGTTGACTCTTCCGACTGGCACTCTTGCTGGTTCTATTAAGCTGGTAGTTGGCGGTACTTCTACTGGTGAAATTGCCCATCCGCTTACCGCGGCTAAGATGCAGGCTGAGATTCGTAAGCTTTCTGGCGAATCTTCCGCAAAGGTTACCGGTTCCTCCGGTGGTCCGTTCACCATTGAGGTGACCGCCACCACTCTTACGGTTGATGATACTGCAACCACGGGTAAGGATTCTGGTCAGAACTTTGCAGTGGTGAATGCTACTGCTGTCGTGGAAGCAATCGAAACCTTTAGCGACCTTCAGAATGCCAAAGGCAACCTGATTCGTAAGGGTCTAAGCTGTATCGTTCTTGTGGCTCCGATGACCACTCGGGTTCCAGAAGATATCTTCACCGATGAAGGCAAGATTGTAAACTTCGCTAAGCTCGGTTATGAATCTGTTGGTTGGACCTCGAAGGATGCTGGTGTGTCCTTCACTCGTTCTACCGATAAGAGCGAGGTTGAAAGCTACGGCGCAGCGGAACCAACCCGTTCCGACATTACCAAAGACACCATGTCGGCGAAGTTCGAGATGCAAGAGACCAAGAAGATCACTCTTGCTATGTACTACGGCATTGACCTTACCGATGTGAAGGTGAAGAAGAACACCCAGACGCAGTTCATTAAGCAGAATCTTCCTGAGACTGTGTATCGGCGTGCACTCTTTATCTTCCGAGATGGTACCGAAGCAAAGCCTATCTTTATGATCTTCGATGCCCCGAAGACCAAGGTCTCTGACCCGGATGAACTTGCTTTCTCTGCTGAGAAGGAAGTGAAGTACGGCGTTACCCTTGAGGCTAGCCGTGACGATGAGCTGGATTACTCAATGCGGTTTGTTTACGGTGGTCTTGGCTGGAAGGAACTTGCGCCACTTATGGGTTTTGAAGTAGAATCCTAATCATTAGGTTTCTAAAACAGAAAGGTTTCGCTTGTCTATTGAAAGTCGCTTGGCTGCACTTGAGGCTAAACAAAAGCCTGAAGATGGCTGGTCACTCTCAGACTTCCGCGCTGACGTATCAGAAGTGATCTCAGACAAGCGGAACCTTCTTGGTATCATGCAAACCTACCAAGGAATCACTGATCTTCGAGACGAATTAGCCTCAATCAAAAACTCTCAAAAATCAGAGAGCGATAAACTCTCCGAAGCGATTGTGAAGCTGGATCAGTATGCACGAACCTTTGCGGAAACAATTGAGTTTTGGAACCAAAACCGCCCAATCATTGTGCAGGCAAGTCAATATAAACCCGAGTTTGACAAGCTTAACACCCAGCTTGCTGAATACGATCGACAAGTCAAGACGTTTTTAAATACTGTTTCTGCAAAGAATACAGATATTCAAACAGCAAGAAATCTTCTTGCCCAAGCGAAGACTGAAATTGGAACTCAAAAAACTACTGCTCAAAACGAAATTACAACTACTAAAACTTCTGCTATCAGCGAAATTAATGCTCTCGCCGAACGAACCTTGCAGCAAGGACCTGAGGGATATAAAACACTTCCCCAAACAGGCGAAAAATTAAAGGCAATAGCGGATGTCATTGAGCCTAACGGTAATCAACCCCGCGGTGGAGCTTGGATCCCAAGGCGGTCAACCGGTGGTGGTTTTAAAGTACTAATCCCTCCGGCAGTAGATAATGATGTTGTCAATCTTGGCTATTTGAAACAGAACTATTTTAATAAAACGGACATCACCCCTCACATTGATGCTCGGATAACCCATAAGTTGACAGGCCCCGTTGGGTATTTCGTGAGTATGAATGAGGGGAACCTAGTTCAACGGGTCACAGGGGGGCAAATAGAGGTCCCTCAGAATCTCAATCTTGAAGTACCTAATGCGGTAACCTCTGTTCGGTCAGTAAAAAGGTTGATTAATCAGCATTATACAGATACTTTTTGGATCGGGGAGATTCAATTTAACCGGATCGGGCAAATTGTTGCTGTTGACTGCGCATCAAACAATTTTAACAATATAGAACAAGAGCTTGCTAAAAAGACTTTGCCAGATTGGGCTCTCCCTCGCTTTGGTGCTCCCTTTATTCCTGTGGCTCTTTATGATGAACCCGGAAAAGGGATTCAGACCTATGGGATTTCGGTTCGTGTGCAGCAGGACGGGAAAGTTGTTTTGTACAAATTTAATAATGCCACATCAAAAGGCAATCAATGGTTCTTCAGCGGAACCTATGTAGGAAAGGATGTTAGTTAATGTCAGGCGTTAATTTTGACGATATCGTTGCAGCTGCGAAGCCGCTTGAAATTGAGCGCAAACCAGCCGTGATTAATAATTGGCCAGTTGTGAATATAAATGGCCAGCGAGTAGGTACCACTACGCTAGAAGTTCCCTGTCCTGACGGTATTGGTCTTACCCGAATTTTTGAACTAGCTGAACACTCCAGTTTTGACCAGATTATTGACGTCATCTGTGGTAATGATCCAGTGCTAGCCCGTAAATTTAAGCGAGGTCTGCATGGTCAAGGAGTTGAAACGATCAGCAAGGTTTTGGATACAATTTATAAGGGCTGGGGCCTGTCGGTTGAGGACCCAAAAGATATCGCACAGTAAAAACCCTGGTTGATCGTTACGGGGATGAGTTGCTCTATGATTTCCGTACCATTTATCACATGGACTTGTGTGATAGTTTGCGTCCTGGGTTGTCTTATAAATTCTTTCTGTCTTATATGGCAAGCCTCCCGCCGCACTCAAAAACGAAAGCGACAATCGCAGAAGATAAAGACTTAGCTCTTGAGCGACTTAGTGCTTTAAGCGAAGATGAGCTACGACGGATATATGAGTCTCGCAAGCCTTCTGTGACAAATACTTCTGCTGAGGATGAAAAGAAGCGTTCAATTTCAGCAGAAGGATTCTCTCTTGATGCGGAACTTTTAGCACAAGTGAATGATAATCTTACATTGTTAAGAAAAACCGTGATTGCTTTGGTTGATTCTAAGGCAAGAATGGATTTTGAGCCAACCCCAAGGCCTCAACCAATGTTTGAGAAATTGCTGGAAGAGCGGCTAGAACAGTTCGAGGAAGAGGAAAAGCGTTCTATTGAGCGAGAGTTAGGTTTCTGATAGAATATAACTATTATTAATCTAGCATAAGAAAGTTTCCTATTTGACTCATGGCAGCAATCCCAATTGGTGAAGGCGCGATTCGGATCTTTCCGAACGCGGACGAATTTCACACTAAGCTACGCGCGATACTCGCAAAAGCCCGCAAAGATGTCAGCGAAATTGCCGTACCGCTTAAGTTGGAAGAAAACGACTTCATCGTCGATCTTGACCTCATCAAACAAGAAATTGCCGATCTTGATGGGGAAATTATCGAAGTCGATGTGCTGCTTATGGGTCAACAAGAGTTCAAGCGGGATCTCCAACGCTTCCGCGAAGAACTTTCCGATGAATCTATAGAAATCAAAGTAGAGCTAGAAAAATCCGCTTTAGAGCATGTTAATGAGCAGCTAGACAATCTCAAAGAAGAAAATGATCGTCTTGACTTCGAGGTGTTTGTTCACAAAAAACAAGCGGAGCTAGAGCTTCGGCAACTCAAGCAAGAGTACGATAATGTCGATCTCAAATGGACAGTGAAGACAGATGTTGACCATATTCCCCGTCCTGAAGAGGTTATGCCACAGCGAGAGGTTCAGAGGCCAGTTGTTATTCCGAAGCAGCCTATTATTCAGGCCCCAGAGGTTCCTCTCCCTGTTCCAGACATTAAAAAGTTTGAGACAGAATGGAACTCACTTAACTTTGTCCCCAAGCTTTTAAGCACCATGTCCTCCCAATGGGAGGCGGGTATCCGACAGATCTATGACCCCTACGTTAATATGATTGTCAAGGTCGGTCGGAAGATGAAAGAGCCGTTTGAGAAGTTCGGCAAGTTTATAGAGAAGACTGAGACCCTAGAGGAATTTTGGCAAGGCCTTAAACGAGGGGCTGCATCAGCTGGGAAAGATCTAGACAAGCTCAAAGCGAAATTCCAGAAGTTTTCCGGTGCTGCAAAAGCGGCTTTCCACACACTCCGGCGGACTACTTTCCCTCAGCTTAATACGATCTACCATGCATTTAATAAGCTAAGCCTTGCAACAAAGCAGTTTGGGGCAAATCTGGTTCACGTCTCTAAGCGTGAAGCGAAATTTATGCTGGACGCCTTTGTAAGCCTTGGCAACGCAATAGTAACCAGCTTTCACACAGCGGTCTTTAAAGCCCGTGTTGCACTCAATAAGCTATCTGGAGTAGGGAAAACTGTTTTAGGTTTTGTAAAAAGTGGTCTCTCAAATATAGGCCCGTTGCTTGGGCAAGTTTTAGAAGCTGCATTTTTTGATGCATACAAGGGGTTAAGTCGTCTTTCCAACTGGTTTGCTTCATTGGTTGCCAATCCCCTTATTCAAGGTCTACCTCGTGCCCTTGCTCCGATGGCATCGAAAATTGCAGGAGTTTTTGCTCTCCTATCCTTAGAAGCATTCAGGCACCTTCCGGCACTGGGACGTATGTTTACGGCTCTCGGACAACACGTAACGACGTTTGTTCGATCCGCTCGGGCTAAGCTAGCCCGCTTCTTTGCGTTCTTTGGACGGATAGGTAGCTTTATCCTCCGTCCTTTCCGAGCTGTTTTCGGAAAAATCCGAGGGCTGTTCAGTTCTCTAATTGCTACGGCTAAGCGTTTTACGGCACCACTAATTGGGGCTTTTGGACGCTGGGCTGCCAAATCAAAAGCTGTATTTGGTATTTTAAAGCGGGGATTTGCTCGGTTAGGGCAGTATGTTGCAGGTTTTGCACGAATGGCTGTGGGGATGTTCGCTAAGATTGGCGGTATTTTGTTCCAAGCCATTATGCCTGCTCTTATGGCGGTAGGCGCTGGCCTAGGCGCCATGGCAGGGCAAGCTGCAATTGGTATGGTGATGTCCCTAGCAAACGCCCTGATTTCTGTCGCTGGTGGCGCGGCTCTCATTGCCCCAGGGTTACTTATGGCCGCTGGCATTAGCTTTGCTGCGCTCAAGATTGGCTTAGATGGCGTGAAAGAAGGCGTGAAGGCGGCCTTCTCGGCTGAAAGCCCTGAAGAGTTTGAGAAAGCAATTGAGAAGCTTTCTCCTTCCGTCCAAGGTGTGGCCCGGTCTCTTCGGGAATTTAAACCCATGTGGGACGACATCAAGAAGGCTACACAGGAAAACCTCCTACAAGACTTAGGCCCCGAGATGGGGAAGACCCTACAAAATCTTCTTCCAACGTTTGGTGAAGGTCTCAAGGGCATTGCAACGGCTTGGAACGGTGCATTTAAAGGTGCCTTTGCTGAGCTGCAAACCGACCAAGCGAGGACCGGATTGCAGACGATCATGCAAGGTGCAACCGAAATGGCGAATAACATGCAGCCTGTCTTGGCCAACGTTATTGCAGCTCTTGGCTCTCTCGGCGAACAATCCGCGAAATACCTTGGTGGTATTGGTACTTATTTTGCCGACCTTTCCCAGCGGTTCCGTGACTGGGCTGAAGGACTCAAACAAATTGATCCTTCCACCGGCATGTCAAAGTTTGACTCGATCATCCAGAGTGCGCAGAAAAATGCTTCCCTGCTGAAAGATATCTTCGGTGGGATATTCGGAGTGATCGGCAATATTCTTAAAGCCTCCAGCGAGGGTGGAGGGGGCATGCTTGCTGGCCTCGCTGAAGGTGCTCAGAAGCTTAAAGATATTACCGCAGAAGGTACCCCTGGGTTCCAGGCCTTAGTTGGATTCTTTCAGCAAGCAAGCAATGCAGCCCGTGAGCTAGCCACTCTCATTGAGCCAATCCTGACTATCGCAACGTCTATCGGGTCTGCCTTAGCTCAAGTAGCAGCAGCAGCTATCCCTGGCATCAAGGTTGCTCTAGATGCTTTGGCATCCGGTTTGCAGCCGCTTATGGATATTGCTCCCCGGATTGGTCAGATGTTGGGGGATGCATTCGCAGCCCTAGGCCCAGCACTACAAGGGCTTGGTGCAGCGCTTGCCCCTCTCATTGAAGGTATTGTTTCAGGTCTTTCCATTGCCGTGCAGGGCTTAGGTCAAGCGCTTACACCAATTATGAACGCGCTTGGCCCCGCAATGGAAGCATTAAAGCCAGTTCTTGAATCAGTGGGACAAGGTTTGTCAGCAATCTTTATTGCCCTTGAGCCGATTATTACCTCCTCTATTAATTTAATTTCGCAGCTTATGCCTGTGGTTCAAACAGTCATGGATCTATTAGGGCAGATTGCAGCGAAAGCTCTTGAGGTTATCGCACCACTATTTACCGGGCATGATAGTGTTATCGCTCAGCTAGTTCAAGCACTCGAACCGCTTGCGCAAGTCTTAGGCGACGCAATCTTAAAGGTTCTGGATGCTTTAGCTCCGGTAATTCCGATGATTTCGGATGGCTTTGGTCGGTTACTTGCTGCATGTATCCCACTTGTTGATCCAATCAAGGAAGTAATTGATCTTCTTGGACGGATGCTGGTTGATGCTATCAACTGGTTGAAGCCGCTTATCCCACCACTAATTGATACCATTGTGGCAATTGGTAAAGCCTGCGTTGACCTGGTTGTTCCCGCTATTAAGATCTTTATGGGAATAATTCAGGCTGCTTGGCCAATTATCAGTTCCGTGATTGAATTTGCAGTCAAGACAATTATTGCCCCTGCGCTTGAGCTTATTGCTGGTGCCTGTAAGATTCTAGGCGGCGTGTTTGGTTGGCTTGTCAACAACGTCATCATTCCACTAATTGACATCTGGAAAGCTGTCATGAAAGGTGTTGGCGAGTTTATCTCATGGGTGATCGACAACCTTATCACCAAACCTATAGAAGGTCTTGAAGGGATCTTCCGTAAAGCGGTTGATATGATTAAGGGTGTTTGGAATGGCCTCAAGAAGATTTTCTCGGACCCGGTAGAGTTCTTGGTCAATACTGTTTACAACGACGGTATCGTGGCGCTTTGGAACAAAGTTGCTGGGTTCCTTGGCATGGATGATAAAAAGCTTGAGAAGTTCAGTTATGCTTCCAAGTACGCTTCAGGCGGTGTGCTTCCTGGTTATACCCCTGGTACAGACGTTCACAAATATTACAATCCTTATTTAGGTTGGCTGTACCTTTCTGGTGGCGAGGCAATTATGCGCCCAGAGTGGACACAGGCGGTCGGCGGGCCAGCGGCTGTTGAGGCGATGAATAAGACCGCACGAGAAGGCGGAGTGGGGGCTGTCCGGCGAATGCTGGGGCAGGGTGCAGCCTATAAGAAGGGTGGCACCATTGACCTTGATAAGCGAATTGCCGAACTCTTCCGTGAGCTGAAGCCTGAGCATGGTAAGCCGTACCAGTACGGTGGTACTGGCAATCCTAGCTGGGACTGTTCTGGTATTTGGTCGGGTATTACTCAGTTCCTCAATGGCGGAGACCTACGTGGCGGACGGATTTTCAATACTGAATCTAACTTTGAAAGCTATGGCTATGTACCAGGCTTAAGTGGTCGCGTAACCATTGGTGTGCTTTCTGGTCAAGGCGGAGGCACAAATGGACACATGGCCGGCACCATTGATGGCGTAAACATTGAGTCCGGCGGTAGTAACGGCGTTCAAATTGGCGGGCTAGCTATTGGTTCCGACAACGGCATGTTCAACCATACCTATACTCTCAAAGAGTTCTTAGGTGAGTTTGTGTCAGGCGGACATGGTGGAGGCGGGTTCGTCAACCTGGTACTTCAGCAGGTCATGCATGCAATTACGGCAATTCTTGATCCAATTGAAAATCTTATCAAAGAGAAGCTAGGTGGGAATGGCTGGAAGGATTTGCAAGCCGGTCTCGCCATGAAGATACTGTCCGGGGTGAAAGATTTTGCTTTAGATAAAGCGAAGGCTTTTGGTGGCTCCGCTGGTGTCGCGGGGAATGCTGAGTCTTGGCGTGAGATGGCTAAGGCAGCAATGCGTCGCGTCGGTTTCAATGCAGATGACCCGCGACAGGTACAAGCAATGCTTGAACAGATCATGGATGAATCAAGCGGTGACGCTGGGACTGCCCAACGTATCGTGGATGTGAACGGGACAGGTGACGCGGCTGGTGTTGGTCTTTTGCAAATTATCCCCTCTACGTTTGAAGCCTATCGTGATCCGTCGCTTCCTAACGATCGTCGAGATCCAATGGCCAACATGGTTGCGGCTCTGCGATATTACCGTGCCCGATATGGCGATGACCTCACTACTCGCTGGGGTCATGGCAAAGGTGGCTACGATAAAGGCGGGCACGCTGTCGGCGTTGGCTACATGCCGAAATATACGCTTGAGCCTGAGCGGGTTCTCTCGCCTGCTCAAACTCGTGCTTTTGACGTACTTGTTTATCGGATGCTTCCTGCTTACATTGATGAAGCCAAGAAGAAACCATTCGATTTTGACAGCAATTTCAAGCTTCTGGTTAAAGAGCTTAAAGGTCTACGCAGCGATCTTGACCGAGATCGTGATAAGTGGATTGATGCGCAATCTGACAAGATCCTTGTTGACTACCGGAACCATGCTGAAAAGAAAGTTAAACTTGATCCTGTCGATCTTGAGAAGCTTAAGAACCAGGATAAGAAGGAAGTAGAAAAGGCTGAACGGCATTGGAAGAAGGCCGATACTGCCGTCCGTACAGCGACCTATGATCCTCAAGCTTATCTCAAGGCGGAAGAGGAAGCTAAGAAGCGTCTCGATAAAGAGCAGGACGAGAAGAAGCAGAAGGAACGCGAGGCGCGCAAAGAACAGCGCAAGAAAGAGCGTGAGGCGCGGGCTGAAGAGCGGAAGAAGATTCGGGAAGGAATTCAAGAGCAACGAAAGAAGGAGCGCGAGGCCCGGACTGAGCAGCGCAAAGAAGAGCGTAAAGAGCGTGCGGCTGAGCGTCGTCAGGAATCTAAGGAGCGCCGTAACCAGCGTCGTGAGGAACGGAAGCAACTTCAGGGTGACCGGAAGAAGCTCACTGATGATGAGAAGAAGGCATTAGAGGAAAAGACTGATGCTGAAAACGACGCTTTGCGTGAACAACGTGAGGCTGAGAACGACGCTATTTCGGCGCAGCATAAGGCTGAAAACGAGGCGATTTCTGCTGAGCACAAAGCCGAGAACGATGCTCTCAAGGCCAAGTGGAAGGCCGAGGATGAGCAGATCAAGAAGCAAGAAGAAGCTGAGGATAAGAAGCGAGAGAAGGAAGAAAAAGAAGAAGACGAACGGATCAACAAGCTAAAAGAGACCGGCGAATATTACTACGGCTACAAGGTCTTATCAGCTGACGGCAACAATCCCTATGCTCATGAGGAAACCCGTGAGGAAAAAATTGGGAAAGCTACTGTTCAAAAGGTTGGTGAATCAGTCGGGCTTGGTGGTTTAGCTAATGCGCTTGTTGAGATGTATAATATTGTTGTAGATACTAACAATGATGTGCAAGCAGCTATGCCTGCATGGAAAGCCGCAGCGGCAGGTGATCCAAGTGGTTTAGCTCACAACTCAGCGGTGATTGCAGAGAAAAATAATAAACAACTTGAGTCTGATTTAGAAGGCTTTATTCCTGGGGCTATTGCTTCCAGTCTAGAGTTTGCCTTCTCTGGCAGTTGGAAAGCAGGACGGGAAGCTCCGCTGGTTGGCACCATTAACACTGGTATCAGTAAAGCTGAGCTACGCCAAGAGTTGGATTATCTTCACTCAAAGCAACGCCGTTCTGTAGCACGAGTTCGATAGGATAGGTTTGGAACACAAAAATCGTCTTCCGGTTATCATTGTGTATCAAGGCCCGCCAAGGTGGGATGGTACACAATGGGTCAATGGGGATAAGTTCTTTATCTCTGGGGATAAATTCAACCATCGTAATTTAGGGGTTGAACTGGCAAATGGCATTGACGGATTAGAATTTCCCACAAGGGAGTTCCGTTATGATACTGACGCCAACACCCCAGGCTCTCGCTTTGTTTCTTCGGTGGCCACTCGTCGCAGCCTAAAGTGCAGCGTTAATATTTTTGGCGACTCCGTAGAAGAGATGCGCCGAGCGAAGGATCGCTGGTTCTTGAACCATCCTGAAGGTGCGCCTGGTCGGCTGTGGTTTTTTACCAACACCGGTGAGCATCGTTATCTTTCCGCTTATGCAGCGGAAAATGCAGGTTCGGCAACTTATGATAAAGACCCAGGACTTCGAGGAGTTACTACCCTAGAATGGGGGTGGACTTCGGACAGTCCTTACTTCTATGGTTTCCGAGAAAAGAAGGTTTTGAAACCAAAAGGGGGTGGGGAATACGAAGTGTACTTCTACAATCCCTCAACTGCTCCCCAGGTCTTCCCAGAGCTATTCCTCCCCGGACCCGGACAGTGGGAGCTTTCATTAGGTTATGAGCAACCTACTTTTCGTACCCCTAAATTAGTTGATGGAGATATAGCGAAACTTGATTATGACCAGAAAGCATTGTCATTCACCCGCAAACGGCAGGACGGACGGATTGAGAATCTCTGGCCGTCTATGGTTGGTAATCGTCCTTTATACTGTCTTGAGCCGCAAACGGTTAACAAAGTAACAATTAAGAATCTCCAAGACATTAACGATCGTCCAAAAGAGAAATGGCCAGTTCTTAGCTTTACCCCGGAGTATATTTCATGGACATAAACTACAATCGTTATCTTAACCTTCAACCAGGCCAAGCCCGGGGTGGACTCCCCATTAACTACAACTCCGAACCTTGGCGGGAAACAGAACAATTTGAAGGGCTTCCTGAATTTTACCGACCAGCTAAAGAGCGAGAGGATGAGTACAAACTCACCATTGAAATTCGTGACGGGCAAGGCCGGTGGCTCGGCAATGTTGAAGATTACGTTGAAGCGGATGTTACCTGGACGTCAGAGGCTGATGCTACAGATGCAAGTAGTTTCACTCTAGCTGGAACAAGCTCTTGGTCAAAGTATTTTCTACGCACTAATATTCAGGTCTGCCTGGTTCATTTCATTGTTTCCCGAGCTGGTTATATTATCAAGACTTGGACAGGCCGGGTTTCTCGGGTTGGTTGGTCAGGTTCCGGTCCGCAATCAGAACTAAAGGTAGAATGCGACCACGACAAAATTTGGCTTAAGTATATGCTTGCGTGGCCAAGCCCGTTTATGGCGCTTAATTCGCAAGTCCCCAAGCGGGATATGGCGTCAGGTCCGGCAATTTGGCTTATGAAACAATACTGCATTAAAGCAGCTATTCGTTTACAGGTCCCATCTAACCGGTTAATCTTTGGACTTGAGCAAGCTTTGGCAGCTCATGAGTATCAAGAAAACGAGACAAACTGGCGCAACCTGCAAGACTTCATGTATCCAGTAGTAGTAGTGCCAACAAAAAAGACTCAAGACACCGCACCAATAACTGCGCTTGTAGCGCAAATGGATACCTTAGCTGAGCTTAGCGCTGAATGCTGCAAAGACTACAACATTCTACCTAATGTTTACTTCTTTGTCCCCGGTCGGGATGTTTCCCCACCAGGACTATTCCTTAGCCGCCCCTGCGTCGTGATTGACTTTATTGATAAAGACCGATCCCGGACCGATCCGACGTACCATAATTTCTGGTCTAATCTCACCGAGACAGCGAGAATCTATCTGCGAGGCTTATTTGGTCGGTATGATATGCCACCAAGCTTGGATGCAACAGAAAATACTGACTATCTCAAATCATTCTTTGGCACCGATGGACAGCGGTACAACGTCGCTTGGCCAATCTTCCGCAACAGCGAACAGCACTGGTCACAGTTTGAAATCAGCGCCTACGCGCCAACAAGCACCAGCTCTATTACAGGCGGGAAATCAAACGAGTTCCTAAATCAAGGGATTAAGCTGATTGTTCGTACGTTGATTCAGCAAGCACTCCAACTTATCGGTGTCGCGTTTGACCTGTTTCTTAGCTGGTTGACCGGTAAGTTAGATGATATTTTCTTCGCCTACCAGCGAGCAGAGGATAAGGAACACCGGAAATTCCTTGGGGACTTTGCCTTATTTGAGGATTACGGCGGGAAAGGTTCAACCGCGTATAGTTCGGCTGCGGCTCAAGCCCTGCGTATGCAGCGTTATTCGGCAATGGGGTATAAGACAGCGAACTTTACCGGCGACTCTGCTAGCTTCTTACCCTTCCGAATCTTTGAAGACTTTGACGTACTTGATCCCGTAGCGTGGGAATCCCCAGATGGAAAGATCTTTCCAGAGCGCATTAAACAGATTACGTTAAGTTCTAATCGGTCTAACGGTGTGCGTTTTGAATTAAAACTCGGCGAGACAGACCGTCCTGAAGAACCTTGGGCCATTCAGTCTCGTGCTAACGCAAGGTTTACCCGAGCAATTGAATCCGCTTTTAACTCAGATTAAGGAGAATTATTTTGGCAACTGTTCGTGATCTAGTCGCACGGCTAGAGTTTACTACTGAAGCTGATGCTCTGGACTTTTTACAAACAGGACGCATGGCACTTTTGATGGAAGATAATCAGTTAAATATCCCGCTTCCTACTGGACCTAAGGGTGAGCAAGGCCCTCCTGGTCCCGCTGGGAAGCCACTTCGTCCCGATATCGTGATTGATGAGCCAACAGACCTTCAAGCGATGGAAAAGCTGCGTGCACAGGCGCGTCAACTCAAAGCTTTGAATCAAGAAGTCAACGGCTATTTTGCGATTAATAAGCCGACCAAGACTGGGTTCTTTTATACTCGTGGTGGCTGGGTTACCATTGAGAGCTTATTTGGTGGGGGCTCTGAGGTGGTTCCCGGGAAGTTTACTTTACCGGTATATTTTGAATCTGTTGCTGAGCCACAGCCGCCTGCTAGTGGATGCGTAATGTACTTCCATGATAACAAGCTCAAGATTCGGAAATCGAATGGGGCTGTTGTAGTTCTTGGTTAACCATAAAGATATAAGAAGCGAATCCACTATCGGAGCTCTTCAGCGCTGTTCTTATATATTAGCGTTGATGATGTTGGGGTTCGGCTTGATGTTTCTTACCGCGCATCCCCACATAGGATTAACAACGATCCCTCGACCCATTCCAATTATTATGCCTTCGATTTTAGGGATTGATGCGTGGGATTTTATTTTCCCTGGTTGTGCTTTCTATTTAACTTGGCGAGCAAGAGTGCTTCATAAAGTAAACCTTGCTCACTTAGTTTGCGCTGGTGTTTGGGGAGTGTTTGGGTTATTATGGTGTGCTGGCGGAATGTTTCTTTCGTATAACTTCTTTTTTGGGGTTGGTCTGTTAGCAATGTTCATCGCAGCTTTACACATAACAATATCTCAGGTTTGGTTTTTTGAAGGAGTGCAGTGATCCCAATTGATTTTGGACATCTAGATACTTCAACAGCAGCAGGCCAGATCGTTAGTGTTGTGTTGGCACTAACAGTTTTACTTTCAGTGCTTCGGCAGAGAATTAAATTTCAGATCAATAAACCAGGCACTAAATCGTATAAGACTATAGAGAAAGAATTGAAGCAACTAAAACAAGCAAGCGAAGAGCTTCAAGAAACAAATCGTTATTTTGTGCGTTGGCAACGAGTTGCATCAGAGCTTATCCGTGTGTTGCGTAACTCATTAGCGGCTTCAGCTATTGAGGAAAACCCGCGGGTGCAGAGATTGGTGCAAATGCTTGATGATCTAGATGAAGAGATTACGAAAGGAATTTTAGACGATGGCGAAGATTATAAACCATCCACACTGGAATAATGACACCTGGGATTCTCCTGCTGAGCATGCACAACAGTCTCCTACGCAACTAAATACTGATGATCTCATCATCACTTCCCCTGGGGGTATTGCCCCAGATACTCGAACTGATGCAGAAAAGCGAGCTGAGTCAGGTGCTTTTACTGTGAAGTCTGTTCCTGATTCAAGCACGCTTATTGGTGGGATTGTATCGAATGTTACTAAGGCAAATGAAAATATTGATAAAACTTCTAAGGTAGTTGATGCGACCAGGGCTGATGTTACAACTAACCAACAAAAAATCCGCAAAGTCGAATCAGAAACTATTCCGAACCTTGAAGCGAAGATGTATGCGAATAATGACCGTTTTGTTCATGAATTATCCTCGCTTGACGCTGATATTCGGAACCGTTTTGACTTACTTCCTGACGGTTATATTTCTGTTTTTAGTGATACAACCATTTTTGCAAACAGCGGGTTTCTTGGTTTAGTTCAAGACTTTTTTGGAACAGGAACCCCTATCTCGCAACAGCTTGAGCGACTGATTCCTTTTAATCAGCAGTTCGGTCCCTCAAAAGGTGCAAGGCTGGATGTAACAAATCGCAGGCTGGTTTTTGAGGAAGCGGGAACTTGGTTGGTGTCGGCACGTGCTACCGCAGATACCCCATCAACAGGATTCGGTGTTCCAAATAATAACCGTATGACCTGGGCCGAGCTTGCCGTATATAACCGTAATGATGAAAAGCGAGAGCATCGGGATTGTCATATGCATGCGCCTGTCTCGGCTACTTTGCAATTAGTAGAGGCAGTAGTGATTCCCGAACCAGGGTATTCTGTTCGCCTTTGGGTCAGGTCGAATGAATACCGCTCTTGGCTTGGGGGCTTAAATTTGAATGCTCTTACTGCGGTGCTTCTCACTCCAAAAGTAGCTCCACAAAACAGTTCGACAACTCGTGATGAAAATGATAAAATGATGAAAGATAATTCAGATTATGAGAAACGTCTGAGGAGGCGTCACTAAAATTGCAGCCTGAAGTTTTAGCCCGGGTGATGAATTGGGCTATGTCGGTTGATGAATACCGAAAGCTTACGCCTGCTTTTAACAAGGCTCTTGCTCAAGCTGGTTGCACTAATGTTGCTAGAGCAGCAATGTTTTGTGCCCAGCTAGGGCATGAATCCGTCGGTCTATCCGCGATGGAAGAATATGCTTCGGGTGAAGAATATGAGTGGCGAGGCGACCTAGGCAACGTCTATCCAGGCGATGGGGTGCGCTACAAAGGGCGTGGCCCGATCCAAATTACTGGACGTGCAAATTACGAAAACCTAAGCCAGTGGGCTTTTGCGCAAGGCTACGTGCCATATGACACCTACTTCGTTGATAATCCTACCTTGCTTTCTGGCGAAGAGTTTGGTTTTCTTGGCGCAGTTTGGTATTGGACGGTAGCCAGGCCAAAGCTGAACCAATATGCTGACGGAGCCGCTGATCCAAAACTTAACGGTGTTGATCGTTACGATAACTTTGTCGCAGCCACAAGAGCGATTAATGGCGGCACCAACGGTATCGCTGATCGTCAAATGCGTTTTGATAATGCTCTAATTTTTGGTAACGAATTGTTACCGGAGGAGGAATATTTGCCAAAAGATGTAGAGAAAGTTCTTGATTATAATCATGGCTATCTCCCTCAGGATACTGGATATTATTGTGGCCCCGCATCAACTCAAACAGTGGTGTGGACGGCAACGAAAATCCTTTATGCCGAAAGCGAATTAGCTACCTGGCTGAACACCACGTTTAACGGCACCGATTACATTGGTCAATTTATACCGGTTCTCAATAGCCTTATTCAGGGTGGTAATTACACCTTTAGCGATATGCCGAATGATCCGCCCACATGGAATCAGAAGCAAAAGCTTTGGGAAGATATTACTGGTTCCATCGACGCAGGCTACGCAGCGATAGCTAACATTGTTGCTCCGCCAAGCAACTACCCTATCGGTACTCGTGGTAGCACTACTCCTAGCTATGGTGGTGGAGAAATCTATCACTACATTGCTGTGGTTGGTTACGCGATTGATAATGGTGTAAAGCACTACGCCATTGCAGATTCTGGTTTTTGGCCATACGAATATTGGATTAGCCATGAGCAGCTAGCAACGCTTATTCCGCCAAAGGGATATGCTTATTCTGCCAACAAGGTTTCATCCAGTGACGATATTTTAGGAGATGTCGCTTTGAGCGAAAGTTACACTTCCAGGGTAAATCCAAACGTAAGTTTCCCTGCAAGTAGCTACATGCTATTCAACGATGAGCGGAGCTTCCATATTGAAGCCATGCTACGTCGTCTACTGAAAGTTCTTGACGAAGATCCAGACGCGGTGATTCGTCAGCGTAAGATAGAGTTAGGAATCCCTATTGTCTAAGAATTATAATGCCGAGGTTTACAATACTATCGGTGATGCTATCGGCGAGTTCGTCGAAAACCAGCCGTTCTACCGGCGTTACGCCAACACCATTAACGCCTTGGCCGGCGGGGTTATTTCCGGCTTGGTAGCTCTGGCTGCAACCGTCCCTGCAACTGACACTTTTGATTTCCGTGCTTTGGCCACCACTGCTGTAGCGGCCATTGGCGCTTCGCTTGCAGCACGGCTTACGAAGAATGGCCTTTCTCACTCCACAGCAAGTGAGCTGACGAACCAGGTTAGCCCCGCCGTGGCAGAGGTTGTTCATGAAGCAGTGGTTGCCTCTGAGCCTCCGAAGGCTCAGCCGCCCAAGGCTGAGACTCATCCTGACGTTGATGCGAAGTCTGACGCCAAGGTGAGCGTTGAGGCCTTGCGAGAGACGATTAAGAAGAATAAGGCGAAGAAGGAAGACTAAAAACCTTCCTGAAACCCCGGTTGAGTCCGGGGTTTTCCTATGTCTTTACATCACTTAATTTCGTCACCGTGACATTATTGTTGGTACAACCGGACCAGAAATGTCCTGTCCTTGAATACCTAATCCTTGATAGAAATAACGATTGATCCCAGCCCGCTTTGTGCGAAGAATCTTAAACCCTAAAGCGCGGAAACGCTTACGGAAGTTACGAAGATTGCCGTAGTCCTTAGGATCGACATTGTATTTCTTACACCACTTCTCGTAATGATCCCATAAAGCGGACTCTTCAATCTCGATCCCGTCTTGCTGGACAAGCTCTTCGTCCTTGAACTCGTTAAGGATATCGACACCAGCATTAAACTCTTTGGTAGTTGCCTTGATTTCTTCAGGCATATCTTCTCGATCAAGACCTTCTGTGAGGTACATCTTCAGGCCCTCAACCATCCATGCCAATAAAGCTTCTTGGTGGATAGGGTTCTTGATGATATCTTCTTCAAAAGGAACCTGGCGGGAGGGCAATTGCTGTTCAAACGGAATGGCGATAATACGTTTTGCCAAAGCGTCATCAGCGCCACGGATCGTTGGAATGGTGTTAAGCGAAGCAATAGGGGTATAGGCAGGCCGGGCCTCAATCATTTCATTAGAGTGAAGATTCCGGTGACGCTGAGTATCGTTACCGGTGAGCCGCTTGAGAGCGGAGGAAGAAATGTTGTTCTCTTCACCGAGCTCTGAGAAGCCAAGCATGCGGAAGTTTAAGGCAGTAATGTGTTCAGGTGAGGGACCGCCGCGGTCAGACCCGAGGATTTTTTGCGCATTAGACATACCAGCGTATTCACCAAGAGCAGCCGCGCAAGCCTCAACCAGCGTGGTCTTACCGGTATTGGTCGGACCAGCAAGCACCACAAAAAGCTTTTCTGGATTGCCACCGAGTAGCTGATAGCCAAGAATCTTTTGAAGCAGCTTACGAGTCTTCATATCTGGGACAACCCGGGTAATCCAGCTGTCTACTACTTCAGATTGAGCGTGAGGCTTGTATTCTACCGCGGTAGTGAGAGTGAGTTTATCTTGCATGGTGGCAAGACGGATAGCCTCTTCTGGGTTGTCTCGTAGTTTATCAAAATCAAGAACCTTGCCACCAGGCAGACCTAGCAGGTTCCATTTGGCGTTAAACTCTTGGATCTTTGTTTGAGCTTTAGAAATGGCGTGAACCTGCTTGAGAATCCGGCTTGCTCGGGTAGTAGATTCGATCGAGTCAGCAATCTTAAAAATCACTTGAGCTTGCTTGCGCAGGTCTTCGGATTCCCGAGTCTCCCCCCGCTTCTTCTTGGTCTTTGGTTCGTGCTCCTCTTTGTAAATGGATTCTTGTAGTAGCTTATGCCCCTCATACCGTAGTCGCTCAGAGGTTGCGACATAGAGGTAGAAGTACATTTCTTCCAATGCCTTCCACTCACAGCGACGAGTCTTAGGGTTCCAAACGACGAACTCTTGTCCTCCCTTATCCCGGGTGGCTAGCACGTCCCCTTGCCAGAAGTTAATGAATGTTTCAGCAACAAAACGATCCGTGTTCTGGAAGTTCCGAGCGTCAATACCCTTCTCCAGAATAATATCTCGTCCTTCTAGAATTGCTTCACTAGTGGCACCAAGGCGATAAGGATTTTCTTTTACTGTGTCTACCAGGAACTTTTCGCCTTCTGCTTTCTGCGAAGAGAGCTTATCTACTTCGTTTACGACAGCACGCTTAAACTCTTCTTCTGCGGTTTCACGTTCCCGTCGTCCCTCTGTACGGTTAAAGCAAACTTCTTCGATGAAAGCATCACGAATTTCCATCAATGCAAGCTTGAGGCCTGCCTTGCCATCCATTGCTAGATGCAGAGCTTTGTAGACGGCTTTGAGCATCGCATCATGTGCGCCACCGGTTAAGGCCTCTTCAAACTCTGGCCCGGTAAGAGCAAGCATCTCTGGACTGGATTTTTGGTCCCCACCAAAGCCAAAGGTGTTGTTACGAAGCCAATTAATCGCTACTCGATATTCAGAGCCGCGAGGGGCACCTTTGGTAACCGCTTTATCCTTACTAATTGCGGGTTGAGCAGCGCCTTTCAGTGCCACATTACGCCAAGCTTCAGGGAGCCAAGGTAGACTCTCTAGCCGAGGGATGGGAGCGGGATTTCCCATGTAATACCATTGGTATTGGTCACCGTTGACTACAGACGGATACACCATGGAATAGCGGTGATTATCTTGGATGATATCAACATCTGCGCCTAATTGCCCGTGGAACTCTAGGCCTTTCGGGACCTTAAAGAAAAATTGCCCGGTCCCAATCTTAGGGTCTCGCCTGGTGCTAAACGGTGCGTACCAAGGGAACTCTTCACCTAAAGACTTTTCTAAATCTTTAATGGTCTGGAGTCCAGTTTTGTCACCGTAGTTGTCAATATCAATGGCGATGACATCAAAGTCTGGATGCTCACTTCGCATACGTAGAGCGAGGTTGCAGTTGGCGGGCTTGCCTTGCCAAACCTTTTCTACATCCTGATGGGTGGGATGATTCCCCTTCCCAGTAACGCCACCAGGCGGAGGAAACTTTTTCCCAACAGGAATAGGGAAGACCACTGGCCAACCAGCAGTAAAGTATTGGTCACGAACTTCCAAAGCATTAATCATTGATATCTCCCTTTCTTGAGTTCAAGTTTAATACAAGTGGGGTCTCAAGATTGGAAATTATCATGTGAAGCTCTTCACCTTTGTCTTTCCGAAGGCTGATCTCGTCTGCTACAGCCTTATCTACTAAGTATGTACTGTGCACCCACGGATAAACCCGCTGGGTTAGGCTTTTAGGTATATGAGGCATTTTAGCATACCGATAATAAAAAAGCCCCTTGTCACCAGGAATCCCTGATGAGCTGGACAAACCTAAATAGATCAGTAACGCATTTAGTGGATAAGTGTCTTTTAAATCATAACAAGCATTAATAATAAGCTCTTTTTGCCAACTAAAATCAAGGCTCTGAAACTTAGGGTACTTTTTGACAATATCTAGAAATCGCAAAGAGTCTTTAAGGCTCATGCGATTTTTAGAGGAATACCACCAATGAGAACAGATTTTTGGTTTTGCTCTGGAAGCTCTCTTAGCTAAAAGCTTCTTTTCCGCTCGGGTTAATGGCACCCCTAAGAGATTGTAAATATCGCCTTGTTTTAGGTAGAAGGTTGCCCCTAGTTGTTCTCTGCCATCAATGAGCGGATACGATATGCGATATGGCGCAAGGCGTCGAAACTGTGACGCTGAGAATGGCTGAGTTCTGGGAATCCCCATGCTTTCATCCTTTCTGGGGTACAAGTCGTTTTGATAGAGCTTGGCGATTGATACATAAGGTGCGTCCAAGGATAATACTCACTATCTTGATCTCCATATTTTTCTGCGTACTGAATCTTTGATGCGATCCTGACTGGGGATAAAAGTTCCCTCCCCATTCCTCCTTGTCGGAGAATAAAATCCTCAATGATAAATTGTACAGTCCCGTAATAAAAATCGTCGGCAATAGGCCAAGTTTCAAAGAAGTCAAAAAACCGGTGCACAAATTCGTCTTCTGCGGTAAATAGGTCTTCTGTGGTTTGAAACTCTCGGAAATCATATTGCGATGTCGCTAGCCAATGGATGTCGGAAAAATCTTTTGGATCATAGCTTACACAAGCAACAGCTATCCCTGTTACTCCACCCGGATCAACTGCTGCAATAAAATCATCTTTCCGGGGCTGAAATCGCAATTTGTTATCACTTATGATTTGCCAGAGATCTTCTTTAGCGAAATCAAATTCAATATGCTTAATTGAGCTGGACAAGGGTTAAATCCTTTCCTTGAATAGCCAATCCGTATTCAAAGCTTGTTGTTCCTGTTACATGAACCAAGAACTCTTTACTATCATCATAGTACTTCAGTTCTTTGGCTAAAGAGCGGTATTGATAACGAGAGATATTAACCGCTACCTCCTTGCCCTTGCTAGTAATGCATGTGAGTTTCGCTTTGAGGTTGAGGTGCGGTGAATCCATGCCGTCTGTGTCTACAAAGATTCGCTTCAGGCCCTCGACTCGTAAAATCGTTGTGACCAGCTGATTCCCGAGTTGAGCATTTAAGTTTTTAGAATCAAGTGTGAGCGCTGGTAGGTCTAGCTCCCAATTATTGATCTTTTCTGTAACAATTTGATAAAGATTTTCGTCAAACTCGACACCGAAAGGATCAACGTTATCATCTAACCAAGTATGAATTGCCTCAACAGTCTTTTTTCCAAAACCTTTGACCTCATACATATATCGCTCCCAAGAAGCAACATCGGGGCTAGAATTAAGTGCATCTCGCATTGCCTTTGCAATCTTAGGCCCAACCTTTGGAAGCTGTAAGAACCCGGCCCTGACTGACCGCTCTAGGGCAGACCAAGTATATCCGCTATAGGCTGGATGAGGTGGGAGGATGTCGATATTGTGAGCCTTAGCGTCAAGCAAGATAGGCCGGACAGGATCAATCTTGCCCTTCACTTTGCCTTTCTGGCTAGCAATCGTGAGCGCACCAGCGTAGAAACTCGCTGGATAATTTCGCTTTAGATACATCGTCCAGTAAGCGATGACGGCATAACTGACCGCGTGTGCGACATTAAAAAGATAGCCTGAGGACGCAGCCATGTAATCCCAAATCTCCAAAGCGAGGGTTTCGCTTGCTCCCCATTGCTCTTTAGCACCAGAGACGAACTTAGCTTTAAATTCGTCAAAGGCTCCGCCTGATTGTTTAGATCCAATGATTTTACGGAGCCGTCCAATCTCGTGATCGGATAGCCCACCAAATTCTTTACCAATCTGCATCACCTGTTCTTGGTACACCAAGCATCCATTAGTAGAGCCGAGGATCTTATCAACCACTGGATGATAACTACGGGGCTCAGCCCCTCGTGCTACACGGATGTATTCGGCTGTCATGCCTGAAGACAGTGCACCAGGCCGGCTGAGAGCGTTGATGTCTGCTAATTGATTGATATCTGGATAGGCGTCTGGACGGTCCCAAAATAGCTGATTGACAATGGCGCGGGTTGAGCGACCTTCAAATTGGAAGATCCCGTTAAGATCATCACTAGCGAAGGATTTCAACACTGTGACGTTATCAAGGGGGAGATTGTATAGGTCATCAATAGTGAAATCGGGTGCTCCCTCGATTGCTTTAGAGATAAGTGTTAGGGTAGAGAGTCCTAGACAGTCAAGCTTGAGAAGATTAAGGTAAGCCGCATCGCGTTTGTCAAAAGCGATGACTTCTGTATCAACACCGCTAGACTTAGTTGAGTGATATAAAGCGCAAGTCTCTTTGATTGGTTTGTTACTTAACACCATCCCTGCTGCATGGATAGAAAGCGTCTTCATATCGCCTTCAATCTCAAAAGCCTTTTCTAGTCCAGGATGAGCCGTAATAATAGCTTGTGCTTCCTCAAAGTTTTCCGCTGCAATTTTTGCTGTTTCAAACTCACGTGGGTCACCGAATGGCAACTGCTCAATATAGCTATTGTATTTGTCAGCTACATCAATTCGGACACCGCTAACTCTTGCCACGTCTTTAATAGCCATTTTCCCCCGATAACGAGAGAAATTACCAATATTCCCAACATTTTCATTCCCATATCGGGACCTCGCATATTCAAAAACCTTATCTCGTTTTGCGTCTTCATAATCGGTATCAATATCAGGTGCGTCTTCGCGTCCGGGGTCAAGGAAGCGCTCAAAAAGCATTTGCGGGAACATCATTGGATTAATCTCTGTGATCCCAAGAAGGTAACAAACCAGCGACCCGGCGGCTGATCCACGTGCGGGGCCAACCACAATGCCTTCCTTCTTGGCCCAATTAATTACATCTTGATTAATAAGGAAGTAATCACAGAAGCCTTTTTCCTTGATAACCGCAAACTCTTTCTTGATGCGATTGATATAGGCCTGTTTGTTTTCTTTGTAGTGAGTAGTGAAAGTCTCTGATTGACTTACTCGTCGGAGCAGACCGTTTTGTAGTTCCTTGATGAGCCGGACCTCCGCTTGTTCATCTGTCCAGCCCGTCTGAAACCTGATAGGATCATTCTTCGGTAAGGTAACGCTGCATCGCTCAGCAATACGGGGAGTAATCATTATTGCTTCTCTGGCCACGGCAGGTGGCACAGCAGCAGCGACCAGGCGGCTATATAGCTCTTTTTCTGAACGTGGATAGGCTTGTGGGTCCCGCTCATAGTTTCGTCGCTCTGTGAGCTTGCTAGGGGTCTGGTTCCATGCAATAGCGTTGAGGTACACCTGGGTTTCCCAATCACTAGGGAGCGGATAGTGCACATCACTTGTGGCCACAAGCGGAATACCTAGTTCTTTTCCGATCCGCACATTCATTGAATTGAGTACCCGAGTGCGCATATAGAACGAAAATGGCTGAAGCTCAATATAGTATCGGTCACTATAACATTCTTGAAATCGCTTCGCTAATTCAACACCAAGTGGGTATCGGCTAAGGTACATCTGTTTATCCGCTTCCGTGGGATTAGCCAAGTTATCTAAGCGGGGAACGTCTGTAACACTTTTCCCTCCTGCTAGGGTGCAAGAGAGCCATGAATCAGCACAGCCAGAAAACACAATAAGGTCAGAAGTGAGTTTTCTATCTAGCAACCATTCAGGATGCATAGTTGGTTTGAAATAAAAACCTTCATGGTAAGAGCGGGTGACTAATTCATTGAGTTGTCGATAGCCTTGCTGGGTCATAGCAAGGATTGTTTGGTGGAACTTATGCTTTTCATTTGGCGGAGCTACATAAGCTTCTACGCCAAAGATGGGTTTGATTCCGTGTTTTTTACAGGCTTTCTCCAGCTGCACATGGCTGGAAACATTGCCATGTTCAGTCACAGCTAGTGCTGACATACCTAGCTCTTTTACTCGCTTGACGTGTTCTTCGGGTGTGCCGTGTCCATCACCGAAGCTGAAAGAGGTGTGTCCATGAAGTGATACGAAATCCATTTTGACTCCAAAAATGAAGACTCACTAGCTTTTCAGAAAGGAAGGAAAAAGATTAGCTAGTGAGTACAACAATATTATAACATTATTATGTTCATCTTACAAACTACCAAGCCTGGTCATCGCCGTCTGAGAGCGCGTATTCCAGTTTTTCCTGGTCAAAGCCGGTAAGATTATATGTGTTCCCACTACCAAGGTGGCGGATTGCAATATAAGGGGCTTGCTGAATCCGTTGTGAGGCTATTAAATCAGGGTAATTTGATAAGAAGCCTCGATCAGAAACCTTTAATTCCCCTTGATAATTTTTGATAAAGCGCTTGGCATTATCACATTGCTTACAGCGAGGCAGAGAATAAATATCAACTTCCACCACAGTTACATCAACTCCATGTCACCAAGGTTTTCAAAACCGTCTGCTTCAGGCGGATTACCGTCTTGCAGAGCCTTGGTTGCAGCAACATCAATGTATTTCACTTGTGCCCATTGTTTTTCTGGGTCTCGGGTGTCGTCCTGAAGGCCAGAAACAACCACTACCTTGATGAAATCACCGATTTTATTCCCCGCGAACTCGGAAAGCTGACCGTCGGTTTCACTGTTTTCACTAGCTACATAATCGCTATTTGCTAAAGCGATATAGCATTCGTCAGCTTTGTCTTTTCCAAAGCTAATGGCCTTCATAAAGTCATCAAGATTATTAAGCTGAAGAGAGAAACCACTTGCAGATGGGTCATAAGGGATCACTACATAGTGAGTAAAAACAAAACCCTTATATGCGCCTTGAGATTCATAATCTTCAATCGCAAGCCGAGCTTTGAACATCAGGTTGCCTGAGCGAGATTCAGTGAGGTTCAGCTGAACAAGCCGCGTATCATATTTGCCAGGCTGAGGGGTGGGGCCACTATAGCCACCAGTATTTTCCCGAGCCTTCTTGATATCCTCTAGAGAAGGACGGGTGTTAGGGATGTTGAATTTCAGCATTTTTCTATTTTACTCCATACTTAGCTTGCATGTCATTTGTGAGTCGTTCAAGTGTGAGATTTGCCACAGGTTTAGGGTAAATTCCCAGCTTATCTTGAGTTCGTATGAACTCATGAGGAGTACTATCAAACTTTCGTATGATTTCTCCTTGGTTATTTTGTGTGATAGAAACATAGAACGCAAGATCCATGCGTCCCATAAGATAATCTGGCATCTTCCCCTTGCGACCATCAATGTCAGGACAAATGATCCGAGAGTCTTCTTTCAAAGATGTGTCTGTAGCCAAGAAAATAACATTCGCCTTGCTATAGCAAAGGTCATCAATAAGCTTTTCGGTGTGAAGAAATGCGGTGTTATATTCTTGAAGCTCTCGATTAAGCTTGTCCCGATTCGCTTTACGGTTATCGGCAATCCATGGCCAAATAAGCTTCGACTGCACGCGAGAAAGCGAATCCACAATAACCCAATCAAAAACATAAGGATTTTCTTGTACCCACTTCACAGCCTTCAAAAGCTTAGGGTACGAATCTATGCGCTTAATTTTTGTTTTATTCCCTGGTCGGCTAATCGCGTTAAGACCGTTCTCAATGGATAAAATTAAAACTTTTTCACCATCATTAGCCCCACTACCAGCGAAAAAAGTCTTGCCAACAGCGGGGGGACCATATACCAAGATGTTAACCTTTTCGCTTACAGACTCCGCTGTCTCTAGGCTATCAAGGAAGGGATCGCTCATAAACAACTACCTCGTATTGCATCATTACTGTTCTTACCTCTTCTGACTCCGGCCCCTTAACATCTACCTGATATCCCCGTTCATGAAGCCAGGCGACAATATCTTTCGCCACTAACTCTTGAGACTTCATGTAATAGTTATCGGTGCCGACCTTTCCGACCCAACAGAATAGATTTTCCTCTGCCAGAATATTCTTTGTGGAATCGTAGAAGAGTACAACACAATAGGGGAAATAGGTATCATCAACAAATCTTCGAGATGAATTATCCCAGTCAATATAAATGCATTTCCGTTCCATCACCACCGCCTTTTATAAAGATTTGGTAACTTTTTCATATCCATTCTTCCTTGCTCATCAAGCTTACAAAGCTCTCGAAGCTCACACCGACAACAAGCACTACTTGGCGACTTTGTGGGAGCCAAAATACCTTCCTCAATATACCGCATGAGCGTTAAATCGCTTTGCAGCCGATAAATGAAGTCTTTGATTTCTTGCTTCGTCCGCGACGTTGTTTTACGTACAAAGCGAGGGGACGGCTGCACCTTCTTTGGGTCACCGTAAACAATTACCTCATGCTCTTCAGCTAAACTCTTTAGCTCTGCAAGTGACGAACCCTTGATCTTTTCCTCTGTTAACCAGGGGACACCAAGTAATTCTTTTTCATAATGCTTTCTTTCTGGTTTCTTGTGCGCTACACCCTTATCGTCAACGCCTGAAAGATCTTGCGCTTCTTTTCGTAAATAATTATATACGATCACTTGGACAAACTCATCTGGACGTAAAATCCCCTGGTCACGAAACATTTTTGTCACAACTGCGAGATACAAGGTTGCCTGCTCATCAAGCGGAAGATATTGGGTGTTCTCGCTTCCTAGTTTTGAAGCTGTTTTGTGCTCCATCACTGTGAAGCGACCAGCGTTATCCATGTCTTGATACACCAGGTCTACAGCGCCGATAAGGTCTCGTTGTAGTTGCTGATTATTCGGCCCCACATAGGGAATACCCCACTTAAACCGCTGCTCATTGGCGATGACATGGATGTACCGATCTTCACCCCAATGATGCAAGTAACCTTCAAGCATGTTAACGCCAAGGTCAAGCTGCTGATTCATTTTCTCTTGATCTCGGAAAAGCTCTGTGTACTCAGGGTTTTCTGCCTGAGAGGTGAAGAAACTCACCCACCCGTCAACGGGGTGCATTCCTCGATCCGACCCTGGAATGTACCACTTCTCTAGTGCCTTATGGATTCCAGAACCAAAGAAAAGCGGAAGTTGGTTCTTGTAAATAGACTCAATCCCGTTTACATACCGCTGGAAATAAGACCAGGGACACTCTTTAAACCGCCGTTTTGATGAGTGGGATACAGTTTTAGGTAAGTAATTGTTTGGCATCATAGCTCCCATCTAGGATTTGTTTTTGCAGCTCTTCCCGCTTTTGGACTTTCTTTGCTATGGTTTCCTCGATCGTCCCTTTTGAGCGAACGTAATGCACAATCACATTATGGATTCGGCTCACCCGGTGGATACGATCTTCCACCTGCTCCTGATCGTCTGGGATAAAGGTCTCATCCAAAATTACCAGTTCATCGGCACGATCAAGCGTAAGTGCGACACCGCCTGACTTAGTGTTCAGTAGCATGATTCGCTTTCCTGCTGACTCTTTTTGGAAGTCTTCTACTGCTTCCGCACGCTTAGCTGATGAAACCTCTCCGGTAATCTTCCAACATGAAACGTCGTACTTGTCTAGTAAAGTCTGCTCAAAAAGATCAAGCACCTGACTGAACTGGCTGGCAACAACTACTTTGCTGTCTTCTTGTGATTTGGCCTCCGGTTGGTCAATGATCCCTCGTTCTGTAAGAAAGTCAACAAACCAATCAAATTTGTTTGATGGGAGAGCGGGGGTAAATACTAACTCCCTCTGAATGTGATGAACATCACCAGAAACACTAGCAAATTGTTTCAGCCGCGTAAGCTCAGCAAGAACCCCTTGAGCAATGAGCGTGCCAGAAGCGAGCCTTGTCAAAGCCAACTCTTTCATCTGCTTATAAAAGCTCTTCTGTTTCGGCGTTAGATCAATCCAGTGTCCGACAACGCCATGATGAGTAGAACCGGCATATCGCTTCGGCGGAAGCTCTGGGAACACATCAAGCTTCTTTCGGCGAATCATGATGGGTTCTAATTGTTTGGAAAAATCTTCCTTCAGCAGTGGATTTAGCCCTAAGATCTCAGTTTGCTGAACAACTCTTGACTTTGTATAAATCTCTTTTGGCCTGGTAATAAACCACCTGTTGACCCAAGTCCAATAAGCTTCAATCTCTGAATTGGATAGAAAGTCTAGGGTGCCCCAAAGGTTCTCTAACTTTCCACGAAAGGGAGTCCCAGACATAGCAAACCGATAGGAGGTTTTCTTTCCAAGCATCATAATGCCACGACGTACTAAGGTCTGCTTGTAAAGCTTGGTCTTATCAGTTGGCAAAACTAAATGCGACTCGTCAATAATGAGTGCCTGAAGGGAGATCTGAAACAGATCTTTGAAGTGTTCCTCATACTTAGGCTTCGTTCCTGTCTTAGGATCACCCCGGAAATATCGGACCCTCGCTGTTTCAAAATTGGCGACAATCCACCGACGTCCTTGTGGGGGAGAGATGATAACCTTACTTAAGAGCTTCTCCTTTGTGGCTTTCCCGCCTTTAATGATGATAACCTCATCATCTGTCCACTTAGCAAGCTCTTCCGGCCATGAAACGTGAGCCGCCACCATTGGTGCCAAAACCAGGATGTTACCTTGCGTTACCAAGCTCTTTATAGTTTCAATCATCTGGAGTGTCTTTCCTGTCCCCGGCTGGTCAGCGAGTAACCCGCCTTGATGCTGGGTTAAAAAAGACACCCCGTCCTTTTGAAACGGGGCTAACATGTTATTTCTCCCTCCGCCACTTAGTGAAGCCTAACCCTTGCAAAACGCTTACAAAGATCTCTTCGGTGCCATAGGCAAAATCAAAATAGTAGAAGGGAGTTCCATCTTCTTTCTTCTCTTGCCAGAGAAACCCGCGGGCTTTCATATCTTTTACCGCTGCGGTGTGCGCTAAATTGTGAAGGATCACTTTCTGTCCTTCCCAAGGGATAATCTCTAGCTCTTTCCCTTTCAAGACATTAGGATTATCAGCTCCAGTCGTCATCGCTCAACTCCTCCGTTTTAGCGAGAATATATGAAGAACCGGATCCAGAGAAGAAGTCATGGGTCTCATTGGTTTCCAGCGTCATCTGAGCCAAAATGGCGGGTGATACATCTACCTCTTCGGGCTTAAACTCGACAGGAAGCCCTAAGTTAGTGAGGGCTTTATTTGCGTTATAAGCGGAGTACTTTAGTGCATCTTCTTCCCACGTGGTGTCAGCATATAGGTCATGCACATAATCAACCTGAAGCTCATAGAGCTTACGGACAAACAAAAGCGCACGTCCAGCAAGCAGCTCTTGCCGATCTTGCGGCAAGGTGTCAAAAAGGGCTTTGGCACGCAGACCAATGTAGAAGCCGTGGATTCCTTCGTCACGCATGATAAGCCGGATGATGTCTGCGGTATTTGTACACTTCCCCTCTGCACAAAGACGCAAAGCCGGATAGAAACCTGAGTAGAACAAGAAGCTTTCTAGGAATACGCTTGCGGTTCGGCAGAAAAATTCCCGACTCTCTAAATCCCCCGTATGAGATTTGTAGTATTCAACAATGCTTCGTGCTTGAGCCTGAAGGTTCGCATTAGTGTGTGCAAACTCAAACGCAGCTTCGATCTGCTCAGTGCTGTTCAGCGTCGTAAAGATCGAACTGTAGGAACGCGCATGAATCGCTTCCATGCCACCAATGAACGCCATACAGGCCTCTTCATGGTGACTGTGCGCATAAGTCCCAACCGCGTGTGCGCCTACCTCGCTCTGAATGGTATCTAGCACAGTGAGCCCCGCGAAGGCACGCTCTAGCGCTAGCTGCTCTTCCCGCGGAACGGTACTCCATGAGGGCAAGTCATTACTGAGCGGGATTTTTTCTGGCAACCAGAAGTTGCCAGTCATTCGATTCCAAACATCAAGGTCAAGTTGATCCTTGAGGTTGTTCCAGTCTACGGCTGTAAAAGCCATTTCTTCTTCCTTTCTAGCTTACCTTTACGCTAGGTAAAGCAGGTTGTTCCATGACAAGAATGTCTTGGAATTTGACGTTTTTCACGCCAATCTTCTTCAGTAATTCAAGAATATAGATTGCTGATTCCAAGATTGGTACTCGCTGTTCAGGTTCTTTTACCGAGTTGTAGTCAAATCCGACAATTCGAGTAAACACTTCCCAATTCGCATAGCGGAGATTCCGGCGAAGATATGGGAACACCCAAGAGCGAAACGCACAGTATTTACCCCCTGGTTGATACATAGGGACTATTTTGGGTTCATTGGATTCATTGACTTGAATCCGAGGATTGGCATGGTACGTGTAGGAGACTACTTCTTCAAAATCCATTTGAGTAGCATTCATTAATGCTACTACTCGATTGGTTGATGGAGTTTTCTTCCCTTTGTAATACAACAGGTCTTTTGCAGTGGCAATGGAGAAGCCAGGTGCTGTAATAAGCTTAGCTTTTTGGGGTATTGTGAGTTTCTTTTGTGACGTGCTAAAAAAATGTTCAAGTCGATCAAAGAAATCAGTTTGATATTCGCAATGTACCCGCTGTTTTGAGCGATACATTCCTCTTCCTTTCTGTGTATGTGTATGCCCCCATTATACAAATCTTTGAGGGCTAGACAACTTGCTGTGTTATAAAACACAGCTTACGCATTCGGCAACCTCAGTGCCAGGAAGCGCTTGTTGGCGAACTCGCATGTAGTAAAGAGTCTTGAGACCCTGTTTGTGAGCGTAGATGTAGTTCTTTACTACATCTCGGGTAGTCGCTGTGTTGGGGTAGAACAACACAGCGGAAATCCCCTGGTCAACCCAGGGAGTTGCTGCTGCATACATGTCGATTACTCGCTGTTGGTCAAGGTTGTAAGCGGTTGTAATTGATTGGTAGTTGTCTTTATTTACACCAAAGGTTGGCACATATGTGCGACCCGTCTTGCCTTCCTTTCGCGTCTCGATAATGTCTGTCGCTGGTTGAATACCAGGGGTGGCGTTTGTGAGATAAGAAATTGAACCAGTCGGCGGAATTGCTTGTAAGTACATGTTGGTTACTGGATTATCAGACAAGTCACCTTTAACCCGATAGAACAACTCTTCAAATCGACTATCCACATCTTCCTTAAACCACTCAGGCGTACCTTGCCCCACCTGAGGAAGCTTTGATGCTTCTCGCTTATAGGCCCTTATTTTTTCGAGATACTGCCACTGATCCGCTCGGGAAGCTACTTTACCTGTCAGCTTAGCTGTTTCCATGGTTGCAGACTCCGCACAATAGGCAATAAGCGCCATGTATCGGCGGAAAAAGTCTATTGCTTCTGGAGAACCGTACTCAATGCCTTGAGTAATGAGGTATCCATGCAAATTCATCTGCCCCAAACCAATAGAGCGAGTAAGAGCGGCCCCATTGCGAATGCTTCGTACCGGGAAATCATTATTATTAGAGACAGATTCCGAAACATTAGTGAGGAACTTGACCGCAGCCATTACTGTTTGATGGAAGTCCTTGAAACTCTTGCATTCCATCATTTTTGCCACATTAAAAGATCCAAGGTTACAAGCAATATCCATCCCTGTGTAACTGGGGTCTCCATTATCAAAGTAATGGGACGCCGAGTTTACCTGTAGGATTTCAGAACAAAGGTTCGACATATTAATTCGTCCCTGCTCTGGATACCAATTATATTTATTGGCGGTATCTTCAAACAGGATATACGGATAGCCAGACTCAAATTGGATTTCTGCTAGGGTTTGGAAAAGCCGCCGAGCACTAATCTTCGTCTTCTTGATATCGGGATTTTTTACCCACTCATAATAGTGCTCCGTTACCGACAAATCACTGAGCGGCTGACCCGTAACATTGTAGATGTCATACGGACTGAACAGATACATATCTTCGTTCCGCTGAGCTAGTTCAAAAGTGATATCTGGGATCACGACACCGAGCGACAGAGTTTTAATGCGAATCTTTTCATCGGCATTTTCCCGCTTGGTATCCAGGAATTTCAGGATATCTGGGTGATGTGCATTGAGATACACCGCTCCTGCGCCTTGGCGAGCACCAAGCTGGTTGGCGTAGGAAAAAGCATCTTCCAGTAGCTTCATGACCGGGATAACCCCAGAGGACTGGTTTTCAATCCCTTGAATGGGAGCGCCGACTTCACGAAGGTTCGTGAGCGACAAAGCAACCCCACCACCTCGCTTCGAGAGCTGAAGCGAATTGGTGATTGCGGCACCGATCGACTCCATGTTGTCTTCTACTCGCAAAAGATAGCAGGACACCGCTTCTCCACCTGCTACGCGACCAGCGTTCAGGAAGGTAGGTGTGGCAGGCTGAAAGCGCTTCTGAGCCATATAGTGAGCCATATCTTTAGCATGACCCTCACTACTAGAATAAGCGACAGCTGTTAGCACAATCCGGTCACAAATGTTTTCTAAGAACCATTTGCCGTCCCGGCTCTTCAAGGCGTATTGCTGATAGAACTTATATGCCGACATGAATGTTTCAAAGAACCCGAACTGACCAATCTTTTCTTCAATCTCCATGACTAAATCAAAGAAAAACTTAGAACCGTACTTACATACCACCTCGCTATCAATGTACATATTCTCATTGAGGTAGTTGTACTTTTCCTTCAAGTTCATTCCGTGAGCCAAGAAGTAGTCCCGCGGTTTTATTTCAGTCTCAATATAGTTTTCTAGCGCCTCGATGTCTTTCTCGAACTGCGGCTTACCATCTGAACCAACCAGGTTAAGCTGGGAATTGAGTTGAAGATATTCTTTCATGTTATTCCTTTTCTGCAACTAAAAGTGGCGCCATAGAGAGCAAAAGAACCACGGACGCTAGGATATATTGTCCCATTGCAAACCACGATTCAAACGTCAAATAGCCTACGGCAACAAGCACGAAGGCAAAAATAACACCAGGCCAGAACGGTTTTTTCTCACTGGTTTTGGTGTTCTCATCAACAAATTTTAGCACGTCAGCTAGTGCTTTTTCCATTTCTGGATTGGTTTCAGTCATAGTGATTATGGTAACACAAAACCCCCGGCTATACCGGGGGCTTGTTAAGCCTCAGTTGTTGAACCTCAGCTTATACTATCACATACACAGAAACTGCCATTTGTACTGCGAGGGGTTGAACCCGTGCCCTGAGAGAGAATCGAACTCTATACGTCACAAAGGGGTGAAAAGGGAGATAGTAGAAGACGTGTAAACCTACCAGGGCTCTTCTGAAAGAAGATGATTTTATTGTAAGTGTGAAGAGGGATGGTGTCAAGCGGCCATAAGGGATTGTGACGCAATCCACTTCTCAACCGGAAATTCAGGAAGATGTCTCGGGGTTTCCGCTTCCGGTTTCGGCGGGCGACGCATCAAATTCACGAACAAGTCGTAGAAGCTCTTGAACTGTTTCTTGATATTCTTGAACACTTTTCTGGTGATCCTTCTTGGCGAGATAGTAATTGATAACAAACAGACCTGCAAGGGAAGCAAAAATTACCGTTGATAACGTATCACTCATTCTTGTTCTCCAATGCAGTCTTGAGTTTTTCCAGTTCAGCAATCCGTCCGTTGATGTAGGAGGTGTCACGAAGAATCTTTGCTGAAAGGAAAGACAGGGTACATGTGGCACATAGTAGCGCAATGTTGATGATGGTGAGAATCATTTTTTACATCCCTAGTAGTAGGTCGGCTTGTTTCTTTTCGTTTTGCCGAAGTTTCGCTTCAATGTGGTTCAGACCTTTCTTGAGGCTGAGTTCATCCTTCCGGTCGGTAAGGCATGTGCCGAACATTCCGACAAATAGCACCCCACAAGCGATGAGCCCCGCGGCTTTGAGGTCAGAGGTTTGGTTCCATGCTGAGCTGAAGCATACGCCTGCGATGAAGGCGTAGAAGATTGCTGCATACAAGGTCTTGCGCTTGAGGTCTTTGAGTTCAAGGGTTTTATTTTCGATTGCGGTTTGAAGCTTGATCGCTTCCTCTTCTAGTTGGAAGAGTTCTTGTTCTGCGTTTTTCACTGGTTTGACTCCAAAAATAGTTGTGCTTTCTTGGTTTGTACCCAATCAAGTTCAACTTTATCCTTTTCCAATGTTCCAGCATCTAGTATACCGTCTTTATGGAGACCAAAGAGCATATTAAGGCCAATAAACAATGTGATAATCCCCACAAAGATGGTTGTGACGCACAATACCCAAACATATGGAAATAAAATTCCTACCGTGGTGAAAGAAACTACTAACACGGAAGAGAAGCCAACCAGTCTTCTTAAGCCCTTACTAATCTTCTCGGACTCGGACTGCTTAGATACAATAGATTTCTTGAGCTCTAGTTCTCGCTTTTCTAGCTCGTTTGTCTCTTTCATGAGTTCCTGCTTCATTTTTAATTCTTGCACCTCAGGAAGATTATTCACTGTCTTTTCTAAATCTGACATTATATCTTTAGTCTTATAAATAATGGAGGAAAAATAATCCGATGCTTCCTTAGACGAATTTGCGGCTAATTGAATATCTCGACGACAATATTCTAGCTTTTCTAATCTATCATAATCCATAGGCCAATAAGTAGCATGGTCAACAAAATCCCTAAAAGAGATTTTCAAGCTTTTGAGATAATCTGCTTTATCGGAAACAAGTGCAAGGTTGCTGGTAAGTATGCGAAGTTGAGTCAAAAGCTGAGTCTCAAGTTCTTTTTTCTGTTCAGTCATGTTATCTCGTTACCCAATCCTCGATCTGATTTTCTACTTTCTTCAGCAACCCCTTGTTCCGGTTCATTGCCTCAATGTTGTCCAAGAGCTCTCCGTGAATGTCTCCTGAGTCAAAATAAATCCATGTTACCCAGAGCGTACAAAACACAACCCCAAAAAACATGATCCCTATATTTCCAGTGATTACGGTGAGCAGTCCTGTCCCAATTAGCCCCGGCACACCTAAACTAAAACGGAAAATATAATAGGAGATAATGGCTCGCCGTTCTGCACGAAGATCAATGATCCGCTCTTGGATATCACTCTTCCTCGTCAACATGGCGTTTAGCTCTGGGGATAACATTGGTACATCTCCAAACTGAGCTCTGCTTGCCGACCGAGGTTGTTCTGTAACTCTACCTTGCTTTGCTCTAAGTCTCGTAGGCTTTGCTTCTTCTCTGGAGAATAAATCTCCTTCACCACCCAAGAACCGTAAAGCAGAAATAGACTCAGTACAGCGAGACAGATAACTACCGAACCCCAATACACACCAATACCACCAAGCGAGATGAAAAACAAAATGCTTAAAATAACCTGTTGTTGCTGTTGTTTTTTATCCAACCGCAATAAAGCTTCTTGGGATGCGATTTCTTTTTGAAGATCAAGGGCCTTGTTTCTTAAAACCTTCAGCTCCGACTGGTGTAAATCGGGAATGTCTAGACGGATCTTCAAGTAAGCATCATTCATTTCTTTAGTTGCTTGATGAAGCTTACAGATTTCTTCAGAGAAATAAACACCTAAAGTATGGAGATTATCTTTTTCTTTATCAGAATAAAACATCCCCGCGAAGGGTTTAGCAATTCCAGTGGCTTGGTAATACGACATGTACTCGTCAAGTTTTTCCGCGGCTTGAACCAAGTCTTTACCAATTCGCTTCTGCTCTTCGGCAAGCTCTACGAACTTGTCGTACTGTTCATTATTCATTTGGACTCCCTGGTTTCACGAAGTTGAGCCAGTGGGTTTTACTAGCCTTCCCGCTTCTGTGTCCGAACATTGGTGGATACGGGGAAAGCTCAACAATCTGCTTCACTGGAATTTGAGTCTCGTTCCACTTAAAGATCAAAGCGCAGCTGGGTTTGAGTACCCTAAATGCCTCTGAGAAGCCTTGTGCTAGTACGTCTTGCCAATCAGGCAGTAAGGCCCCATATTTCGCATACATCCAGCTTGTTTCACCTAACCGCTCTAAGTGCGGAGGGTCAAAAAGCACCAGGTGGAAAGTGTTGTCAGCAAAAGGGAGGTGGCAAAAATCCGCTTGTACATCAGGCTTGACCTCGATCTCTCGATCATCACAAAGCGTGAGTTGTTCCACCCGTTTGTCCAGAAACACGGTGTCTTCCGGGTGCTTGTTGAACCAGGTGCTTTTTGACCCGCATGTCATATCCAAAATCATTTAATTCTCCCCATTCTCATAACCCATTTCATTTAGTTTTATCCTTGCCCTTCTAGCGAACTCATCTGTGTGTTCAAAGGCGGGGAGACACTTAAAATTCTCAATCACTTCCAAATATTCATTAACCCTGTCCATAATGTCCTTTCGACCAAAAAGCATAGGATCCTCTAGCTTTAAAAATAAACGAGAAGCGGCAATCATAGACTCTGTTACCTCAATGTAATCAGACAATCGCCACTGATACACGCAAGCTTGAGGTGTAGGCTCTTCCTTCTTGTTATGTTGACAATCACCTGTCAGGCGAAGCTTTGGCTTTACAGAATCAATATATTCTTGCATCCCGCGGATATCAATGTCCCCTAGCTCGTCGAAAACACATTTTTCTAAAGCAAGGGATAGGTCGGAATAGTCACCACCACTGGTGAGCGAGAAGCGATATGAAAACAAGTTTTCAAGACTGGCAACCAAGCTCATCATATGCCGAGCGCTGTCAGCATGCTGCTTCCAGTATTCAGCTGATTCACCTAACCATTCTTCTTGGTCACTCATGATTCCTCTCCCTTCTCTTTCTCTGCTTGAGAGCACATGTCAGCAACAAAATCATCGACGGCTTTGCTGAAGTCTTCTTTGATTC